CCATCGCCTCTTCTTTTCCAAACATTGTTATTTTCCCCTTTCTTTTTTCATGTTTTTATAAATATTCTTAATTTTCTCCCCCTGCTCTTTCGCCGTTGGGGCAGTTGTTTCCTGCAGAACGTCGATTTTTACACAACTAGTGTCCATAAATATTTCATATATCAACCCATCTGGCCCATGCCGATTTTTCGCAATAAATATTTTCCCTTTGTTCGCTGCCTTGTCTTCCGTTGTTCTAGAGAGCGAAAAAATAAAGTCGGCAACAAAACATTTTGAAAAAGCCTCCGAGATAGATTCCATTGTGATAACGTCTGCATTTAAACCTGAGCGATTCGTCTGAGAGGCCGTCCAACAAGGGCATTTATATTCTTGCGCAATTGAACGAAGCTCTTCATATATAGACTCCAATTCGTGTCTTTTCTCACTATTTCTTGTATTTGGTCGTAATAAATCACCATAGTCGACAATTAACAAATCTGGGGATATCCCGCGTAAAGCCATCTTCTCTAAGTGCGCTCGAATCGTATCAGGTCTTGCAGATTTTGTTGGGTACTCTTTAACAAATAACGCGCCTTCAAGGTCGTGGACCGTTTCATAAATTTGTTCTTTAAATATGTGCAAATCTTTGAGCGGCACACCGGTAATGCAACTATCGTAGCGAGAGGCAATGGTTGTATCAGCCAGCTCCAAAGTATAGTGTATGACCGTCTTACCCTCTTTAACCGCTTGGGATCCCAAGTGTACAAGCGCGTGCGTCTTACCGGCGCCAGTGGGCGCAATAACAACTCCTAGCTCACCAGACCCCAAGCCGCCCTTGCATAGATCATCAATAACTTTCCAGCCGGTGGTTCTAGGGTTTCTAGTTGTAATAAGAAATCTTTTCTCGAAGTCCTTAAGGTAGTCGTACCCGACGTCGTTGTCCATACCTAACTTCATCGCGTTGTTGATTAGCGCTTGAATGTCTTCGAAAGAAGATTTCTGCAACAATGGCACAGATTTAAGAATCGCCTCTTTTAAAATTTGCTTTTTGCAAAAATCTAATGATGTTTTCTTAATGAATTCGACATCTTGAACTTCCGTTTTCATCAGGCGCACGTAATAGTCGCGTACCTGTTTTTGAATTAGTTCATTTTCATTGTTTAGGTGTGTCCTCAAAAGCGTTGTCATTATATTCAATGACGGATGGACTTTGTATTCCTCTCGGTATTCAAAAACTAGAGTAACAAACGCCCTAAGATATCCAAGTTCCAGAAAATTAACATCCATGACCTCTCTCATTTGATCTGAGAAGGCCCGGTCTTGTAAAATTAACTGGCAAAGATTTTCTTGAAAAGACTTGCCAAATTGTGAAAAATCTGATTTTTCAGCTTCTGAAAAATTCAATTTATTATCCGTTGCTTAACTTGTTAACATAATCATATAATACCACTGCTGCGGAAGACCCGATTGCCAGCTGGCCAATCATGCCCAGCATCGGCCAGATGGTCAAGCCACCAACAATACAATAGCCTAGGCACACGCCTTTGCAAAATCTAATAAGATGATTCATGACATGCTCCTAGTAATAAAGATCGTAGCAGTATGGTTGTTCAACGAACTCCCAGCCGCCACAGCCTTGGTAATCATATGATTCGCACCAAATATCTTCGCAAAGATAAGTATAAGAATCATTTTCAAAGGAAACGAACTCCCAAACACAGCAGCCATCACTGTAACAATAAGACGGCTCGAATGTGTATGGTTCAGGCTCATATTCGCAGACGTCACCGGCTGAATAATAAACAGTTTCCGCGGGAGGTTCATGAGCGGAGTGGTACCCGTGGGGGCCCACCATAACTTCACAGCCACAAAGCAAAAACAAAGATAATGATATAATTAATTTCTTCATACTTTATACTCTATCACTTTTAAGGCTGCTTGTCAATAGTTTTTTGATTTAAATCTGAAATACTTTTTTCCACTTCCTGCAATCGCATTTCCTGTTTGTAAAGTCCGTAGGCATAAAGCCCCACGCAACTAACAAGTAATATAACACTCCAAAACATAATTAATCTCCTTTTTTAATTTTTGATAATATATAACAATCTTGCGCACTAAGCCAAGTCGTCTCTCTGTAGGTCTCATTCGGCAGGCGCAACTTCACAAAGTGCTGGACATGGCCGGTAGTTGTGATTTGTTCGCCGATTTCTGATACGAAACCAACGCACTTAAGCATGCCTGCAATTGACTGCATTTTCCACTCAACTAGATCACCGACTTTCACTGATTATTTTTTCCTTTTGGGCGCGCGTGAGCTTTTTGAATTTATATTCAGCTTTTTGCGCTTTTGAGCGATTTTCAAAGTCTAGCCAAAAAATTAGTTTGACCGGTCGTCTGGTTTTAGTATATTTAGCTCCGCACTGCTTTGTGTTGTGCTCATCAACGCGCCGGGATATATCTGTAGTCGTTCCAGTATAGAAAGTATCGTCAGCGCATCGAAGAACATATAAAAACCAAGCCTTTTCACCGGCCTTCTCTTCTTGTGCGTGCCGCTGGGCGCTCTTTAGTAACAAAGCTCACCCATGTATTGCCACTCACAATAATAATAATCGTAACACCAAGCTTTTTCGCAGGATTGGCCATTAATATAATTAACCCTGTAGCAACATCCTTCATCACAATAATCAGCAATAAAGGGTTCAACCCAATCCGGTGGTGTCGGCACAGCTGCACACAACTTAACCGGTTCATCCACTGGGTAGCAAGGCCTTACACCAATTTCACACCCTACCATTACAATTAAAATTAGTAAACTAATTAATTTTTTCATCTTTTCCTCTTTTCACTCTCAACGCGCCTCTCTGTTCTTTGTAAGTTGCTTTAACCAAAACTTAATTTGCATCTCGTTCCACCCCTTAAGCTCATGAGAGATTGTCATATCTCTATCAATGACGACGAGGCCCGGCCACGTTGTTACGTTATAACCCTTTTGAGCGGTGGGGTCAATTATGCTAGCGTCGCCTGACAAAACGGGGGAAGACGTCATTTCAAATGAAGATGCCCATTCGTTAAGGTTCTCCAAGGTGGGCTGTTGCCCGTAATTATTTTGAAGTAAAATTGTCACCCAAACGACATCATCGTTTTCATGTGTATTTTGAATCTCTTGCGCAACTTCCGCGGCTTTCTTACAATAGTCACACCACATCGCAGAAAAATCGAGCACAATAATGCTGCCGTGGTGGTTATATAGCGACCAATCGTTTCCTGTTTGGTCCATAAAAGAAAAATTGCACGCGTGGTCTCCTATGTTGCCGCCGCACTCAGTCCACGTAATCGGACTATCATCTGGCTGCGAGCACCCCAGCGCTAGAAAGATTGAAAAAAGAAGCAGGGGGTGCCTCATATTTAAACATTTCATCTTGACCGAACCCATCGGCAGCGAGTTTCTTTTTCGCCTTTCTTATTTACTTTCGTGGTGCAAACTTCCTCGTATCTTTCATAGGGTTGTAGTACCCTGCGGCCGCTAGAAGGATATGGAATGTGGCACCCACCACAAAAAATCATTCCGGCTATTAATACAACAATCTTCTTCATCACATTTCTCCTTTGCTTGGTACGCTTGCTTGGACTTGAACCAAGGGCTACCACCTTATAAGAGTGGCGCTCTAACCTACTGAGCTACAAGCGCTTATTTTAGTACCAGGGGCTGGAATTGAACCACCTACCTCCGCCTCGTAACATAGATCCACTGCTCAAAACCCTCGCAGTGTTTCCACCTCTTTACCCAGTCAGCCACTACTTTACCAGCGGGTCGATCATCCCCGTGTTTGTCTGGTGTGCGGATCTTTGGTTTCCTACTGGGCGGCGCTCTTCCGATGAGCTACCCTGGTATATTTTTAAAGAACTGAAGCCATTATAGCATGTTCTTTTGAAAGATGTCAACCTTTTTTATATAAAAACGTCGTTACGACTTCCTCTGTTCGCCCACTAGTAAAGCAAACCGTTGCAACCTGATATGGGAATAAGGGAGTAGGCAAACTTAAGTCTAGTATAATACCACAGCCGTACGCAGCGTGTTGAACTAAGTCGCCAACTTCCATGCGCTGATTATAGCACAAAGGCGGCGAAGAGTGTAGAGAATAAGAATGGCAAGTCCCAGCCAACTTGCCCGCTGCTTAAGCAGCCCACCTTATATGTCAAGCTGCACCTTGACGACGCTATAAGGGACATTTTATTGGCAAGGGGCCTATTTGATTTCGACAGCAATGGGCTTAACTTCTGGCCGAGTTGGTACCACGACCGTGAGAAGTCCATTTTCGAAACTCGCAGAAATACTTGAAAGATCCAAGTTATCATCGTAGTTTACATAAGTCTTCTCGAAGCTCCGGCGCGCAATGCGACGATCCAATTCATCGTCGGTTTCTGCTCCTGTGCTAGCTCGGACAGTAAGGCTTCGCTTTTCTGGTTTAACCTCAATTGAGAGATTGTCTCTTGTAAAGCCAGCCAAGGCGAGTTGCATCACCGTATCTCCATTTTCATTCCGGAAAATGTCTGTTACGGGATATCCCTGCGTTGTCTGTCGCAATAGATTTGGGAAGGAATCATTAAAAAAATTGTCGAATACGTTGTCAAAGACGCGTCCTCCCAAAAGTCCGGGTCGATGTAGTGTAATTGCTCTAGTCATAGTGTTTTCTCCTTTTATAAGCAAGTTAAAGGGCCAAGCATCCCAATGGCAATGCTCTGCCTATAATATAATATAACAGTTTTCTCACGTTTGTCAAGTACTTTTATAACAAAAAGATCGAAAAATTGAAAACATCTCCATCCAGTTATAAACTGCGAATCCATCTTCAATCATCATAGCTTGTATGCCGGTCTTATTAAACTCAGGTTTAAAATCCTTTAAGGTCTCATTAATAAAACGTCGACCCTGTACGCTAATTGACGGTACATAGAGCTGCATTAATTTATAATTTTCGTGGATAACATCAACGTTGGCAACAATATTTGAATACGCATTAACTGGCTTTTCGACTTGTTTGCAATATTCAACAACATCGTCGATTGTAAAAGTTTTTTCTTCTTTTAGAAAGGGGAGCCTCTTTGCAACTGTTGGCATGCCCACGCCCGGGACGCCATCTAAATTGTCGCTTTTGTCTCCGACTATCGCACGGGCTAGTGCGAAATTGGTTGGGTGAATTCCGAACTTTTCCACTATCGCGTGCTTGTTCAAGACTTCATTTTGAGTTGGTCGGAATACCACTGTTGTATCGTCGCATAATTGAAAAAAGTCCTTATCACTAGAGACAATCACCTTTTGCCAAGAATCATAAAGCTTGTGATTAGCAACACATGAGATGATATCATCTGCTTCGACGCTGGCCAGCATAAGTTGAATGATTGGTAGCTCATTCAGCATCTCTACCAGCCTTGTCTGTTGCCAAACCTTATTCTTTAACTCCTCTTGCTCGCTTAAATTACGAATTGAGCGGTTCAAGCGAATTGGTTTACGGCCAGCTTTATAATTCTTGTTGATCGATTTTCTTTTTTTAGATCCTCCGGCGCCATCCCAGCATATAACAATTCCATCTGGTTTCGTTTCACGAATGAGTTTTTGCAGGATCTTTAAAAAGCCCATCAAGCCACCGATTGGATCGCCATTGAACGATAAGCTGGGGTTTACAATATATGCTCTAAAATACATATTTAGCGCATCGATAATTAAAAGTCTTTTATTTTTGTTCATGAGGGTTCTTTAAGCTATATGCGTACAAGAGTGACATGTCTCCAATGTCCCCATGGCGCAAAGAGCGGTTAGTTATTAGGGTTATAAATTTATTTTTCGCTACTGAGCGGCTCTTTAAGAACCTTTTCAGCTGTTTGTATGGTTTATCCCACTTGCGCGCTAACACGACGAACAAGGTGCCATTACGGCGCTTGTAGTGCGACCACGTATTGTCTAGCCAACGACCATAACTCGCATCGGAAAAGACGATTCGCGCCGGGCGCAACCAGTCCATTCCTTTAAAGCGAGATAGCGCGCTTAGAGTCGACCCGCCAGCGCTATGGCCTATTAATATAATGTCGTTCACAGCCGGTGCGCACACATTATATAAGGTGCATTTTGTTCTAAGCAGATATGATGGCTCATGATAGCTACCAATGACTCGAAGGGCTGACAAGACAAAATTAACAACGTAAGACTGCTTTCGGAAAACGCGACCTTGACGGCTGCGGGGGGTTTTTGTATTTTGCGACCATGGCATTTCCGGTACAATTAAAATAAAATTTCTCCCCTCATCTGATAAGATTTTCGCATTATATAATAGCCGACGCTTGAAGTCACGGGTACCGAAGCCGCCTAGGCCATGATACCAAAAAATCAAATCAATTGGCTCATTAAATCTCGTCGTTAAAGGGGCAAATATGATGTTATTTCTTGAGCCGTTCTTATGCTGGTGGTCTATAACGCCGTTTCCAGGCAATGGGCCAATATAACTCACGCCGGGTGGTGCTTCTCCGCGATCAACTGAGGCTTTATAAATGCACTTCCATAAATTGGCTGTTTTCTTATATACCCCCTGTTCGATGTGCGTACGCGACTCAACGTTCGTACGCGCGTAGCACACCGTCGAGAGTAATAGAATTGCAGTTACGGTTAGGGTTTTGCGCACTTTAAATGGCTACCTGCGACGTCGCGGTGATCGACGAGAGCGCTGCTTGTTGTTATTTTGTGGGCGACGAGAATTCATCTTGGGGCGCTTATGACGTCGTGTCGGCCTTTTTGCCTTGGGGCGCTTATGGTGCCGTGTCGGCTTAATCTTGTGCTTGTGTCGATTTGACCTGTGCTTGTGTGCTCGATTGCCAGACCGAGGATGGCGTCGGTCGCGAAAGTGGTGGTACCTAGGCGCCTTCGCGTGGTGTCGATATCGATAATTCGGAATACGACGGTACGTATTTGGACGACGCACATATCGGTAATTAGAATAAACCGTACGATAGTATGGTCGATAATAATTAACATAGACCTCCGGAGCGAAATAAAACAATTCCCCTTCATAGTATGTTGGAATGTGTGAAACATATACAACATCGAGTGGCATTACGTATACGCCGTCAGAATAGCAATTTGGCGTTACGTAGCCAAAACCGCTGGATAGAATAAATAAAATACAAATAGTCATAGTAAAAACTCCTTTGGTCCTATATTATTGCAATAAAGGTGCCAAGATTAGCCCCAAAAACCCTTTTTAGAATCATAAACCGGTTTTTTTGGAAGACGGTTGCGACAGATGGTCCTGTTATTAAGCCACCGGTCAAAACAAAGCAAAATAGCATTCTGGTGCGCTGGAAAGCCCCAATCAGCATGGTGCGTGGTTGAAAGGCCGCGCGGAAAAAGAGTGTCTGGCTGGCCTGCGCTAGCCAGATTGAGCATTAAATAAGTCATTCCATCATAGCCCTCGGCTTTAGAACCGGCGCTTGTCTCTTCCAGCTGCAACTTTCTAAGGCCGTCTAACAGTCTAGAGTACTTTTTCTGATTAGATTTGTACTTTTTAAGCAGCATCAGCGCGCTACAAATAACGTGTGGATTAGAGAGCTTGCCCTTGCGGTGCGCAAGAAGCCCATCAAACACTAAAAGCTCTTCTTGATAATCTTCAATGATATTTGTGTAGTCAGAAATTCTTGAACTATAGTTTGGGTAACTTGGGCGCCCCAGCGCTGCATATTGAAGCGATTTAGAGATGCCAGTTCCCGTACGAATCTTATGGGATTTAAACTTGTCTGCAACACCGACTGCTCTATATGCACTATAAATTCTATCTGCAGAGTTCATTACGGCGCCGGGGTTATCAAAAGTATTATAAAGTGCTAGCGCCTCTGCATCCGACCAAACTTCATAGTATACTGCCAAAACCCATGGCGGGATCGGCTTCCCTAACGCTGTTTCGGCTAGCCAATATTCCTGTCGAGTGTTGCCGTCCGCAATTACCTCGACACCTTTTTTGTGTTGCGCAGTGTCTTTCATATATCGCACAACGTGAACGTTCTGCAATGACCGCAAATTTTGCGATTGCGCAAACACCTTACTTTGCCGGTTTAGTCGACCCAGTGTGTTTCTTTGGCAATAGATAGGCGGCAGCTTTAAAAAATCAGCCATTCCCAACACTTTGACTTCGGGTGGCAGACTTGTACTTTTATTTTTGAGATATTTTTGCTTCATTGTTTTTCTATATTTCCTTTTAATATTAATGACGTTAACGTTGTTCATTCTTCTTCCTCGTAAAACTCTTCGGCGTTGCCAATTCGTTTATCGAACTTCATGATGACCTCTTCGTCCATGACGTCTAAAACTCGTTTTCTAAATTTAGGTTCTTCAAGTTTCTTTTTCCAACCCGCTGTTTGAAACTTGTCGGACGTGCCATCGCCATAATCAAGCGCAAACCATGCGCCACTGTTAGATAGAGATTGCGAGCCTTTAATCGCATCCAGCCAACTTTCTTCGTCTTGTACACCGACTTCACCTCCCCAGAGAATCTTAAAATTGCATTGGCGGCCTTGGGTGCCAAAGCGGCTCTTTTCAAGCTTTACTTTAACTTCTGAACCAATTCTAAAGCCTTTATCATCCAACACGAATGAGCTTTTTGCTTTCCGGCCGGTTAGCCAAATTCGCAAAGAATAAGCATAAATCATTGCCTTGCCGCCCGGGGTCATATATGGCGTTGTTAGTGTTTCGGACGGGGATCTTGTAATGTTTGTTTTAAGCTGATTCAAAACCAAAAACGTTGATTGGCTATTTGCAATCGGCACAGTTAGTTTAGACATACCCTTTGCTAAGATTCTTGCTTTAACTGCCATTGAAGACAGAGGGTTAAAGTCCCCTTCAACGTCCGAAACGGCGGGAGTTAAAGCGAGAGAATCCCAAATGAAAAGCATTTTGTTATCATTCGCTGACAACAAATCTTCAATGGTCTCTAGCACAAACTCAACCGATTGTGCTTGAACGTATAGTACCTTATCAACGTCACAACCCGCCTTTTCTAGAAAGCCCGGGTCAATAGCGGACTCTGAATCAAAGTAGATAACGTCGATGCCCATTTTTTGAGCGCTTGCTGCAACCTGCGCAGCCATGTATGATTTGCCCGTTGATTCCAGTCCAGCAATTTCTGTGATTTTCCCTATCGGGATGCCCGCGAGTTTGCCGCGGCACACAATTGAGTCAAGCCATCGAGAACCGGTTGGAATCCAATCCTTAACAACGGTTGGGCTGTCTTCATTTAAATTGTGCGCAACATTCATGCCAGCCTTCTTATTGATAATACTGCGCATGTCAGCGATAGACAGTTTTCCTGTCTTCTGTTTACTAGTTCTTGCCATTTTTTTATCCTGTTATGAAAGAATGGGCGTGCGGCAAACACCGCACGCCCAAAAAGTTAGGCGCCCATCAATTCTTCGAATGCCTTATCAACACTTTTAGTTTCCGAACTTTTAGTTTCCGAATTTTCTTTTGCAGAATATTTTTCAACTTGAGAAGAGTTCTCTTCCGGTTCGTCTTCCAGCAAATATTGATCTAACATTGCAGCGACATCCTCTGCTGATTTGCGCTCGAACAGTCCATCAAAGTCAGGAATGTTCTCAAGCAACTCAGCACAGCGCTTAGGATCCACATCTTCGCACAAGGGCGAATTTCGGCGGCGTGGTGTAATCTTCGTTTGGGGGAACGAAGCGCCAGCTGGTTTATCATATGCAATAACCAGATCCGTACCATCTTCAACATCTGTGATGTCACCATATTCAGGGTTTAGTACAAGTCTAAGGAGGGTTTCATATGCAGTCTTGCCAAAACCCCAAACTCGGACGCCTTCGTCTTCTTCTCCGCGCACCAGGACAGGCGCGAAAAAACGCTGACGAGTGAAGAGAGTTTTTGCTTCCCGAATGCTGCCTTCATCACCTTCGCGAAAAAGCTTTGTCGCTAGTTCACAAACTGGACAGTCATCGCCAAAATTCTTCTTTGGACAGAGGAAGCCTGAATTGTCTTTGCCAACGTTATAGTGGAAGTAAAAGTCCCGAAATGGGTCGCCGCACGATGTTGGCACAATGCGCAGTGTAGTTTCAGAAGCGATTGTTGGTCGCCAAAACAACTTGTTACCTTCCTTGCCGTTATTCTTAAGTTTTCCTAGTCGATCTTTAATTTTTTCAATATTTAAAGTCATGATAATATTTTTCTCCTTGTTATAGTCAAAATGGCCAATATCCCACTTTGCTGTTTATATCTTAACATAATTTTATCAAGCTTGTCAAGCTTTTTTAAATTATTTTTTCATTTTTTTGCACCATCGATGCATGAGCCTCACAAAAAACAAAAGACCCGCTATACTGAGTGGTGTAAATGCCGTACATCGCTTTCGCCTCATCTGGTATGATTTTTTGTTTTACTTGATTTTTAATTTCGTTCAACAGCGTGCCATCCTCATTCAAAACCTCTTCAGGTACAGCATAATAATACCTCTTATCTCTTGCTTTGTCAAGAGAAAAAAACATTTTTTCTTCGCCGGTGCCAGCGTCGGCAATACCAAGTGTCGACAAGCGAGTTGAAGGAATCTGCGCAGAAAAGGTGTCCATAATTGAATTTGTATTCTTAAACACACTTACCATGTGAAAAGTGTAAGCGATTGCTTGATTAATTTTCTCATAATATTCTCGCACCGGGACGTTACCAATAACTTTGGACATTGAAGAGTTTGAGATTATATACATTCGTTCAAAAACGCCCGAACGTGCGTATTCTTGAAGAACGCCACATGAGACGCTCTCTTGGAGCGCTTGTAGCTCGCTCAATAGCTCTAATTCCGGCTTTATGTATAGTACTGTAATCTTGCACCGGTTTGCTTTAAGGTGCTCTAAAACTCGCAAATTTGCCCCGGAAATTTTTCCGCAACTTGTGATAAATAAAACTTTTTTGCGTACGCCCTTTAGGAACGTGCGCACCTTGACAACGGGACATTTTGCTTCGTACTTTTCCGGATGATTTTGCTTTGGCATGTTAAAGCAGTTCTTACCCTTAAGACCGGTGTCGATTTTAAAAACTTTGTACTGTGGATATTGTTTAAACTTTTCTGCAATTGCGCAGCCAGCTTGTCCGACCCCTATGACATTCATCTTCTCTCCCAGTTACAGCTGCAACTCTTTCATTTCTCCGAAACTTTTTCCCACTTTGACTCCAACCATAAAATTTCCTAAGTCTGTCTCCGAAAAAGTTCTTTTCAAGTCTAACAAAATATTCATATCTTTTTCAGAAAAATCAATAATTAAAGAATCATGAATGCAGAAGGCGATGTGAGAATTGCTAGTTTTTATCTTTTCCCAGACCTTAAGCATCTGAGTACAGAATAAGTCTGCCGCAGTTGATTGAATGGTGTAGTTGAGAGCGTGATATTCGTCAGCTTCGATAGTTCTGTTGTAAATGGTGTGTACTTTGCCCCCATCCCAGTGAGACTTCAATATCAAGCCTCTATCATAGGATTTGCTGGAAAGTTTGTCTTGTGACTCGGGGTTGTACAGCCAAGCAAAGATTCTTTTCTTTGCCTCCTCTCTTGTCACCGAATCATGATATACATTCTTAGCATTCCACGTATGGATGTCTTCTTGCGGCTGTTCCTTTCCCAAAAGGCCCAGCAGTACTCGAAGTTCAGCAGCATTAAAATCAAACTCAACAAACCAATCGTTTTTTGGTTTAATGATTTTTCGAAATGACTTGTCCATAGTCAAGATTGGAAAGGAACCTTTTAAAGTTGTTAGCCTACCTGTTTTGCTGCCAAATATATTATATTGTATTTGAGGGTTTGATTTTTTTACTTTCTTAGCAAACTGTCGAACCCTATACTCATGCATGCGAGGGGTTAAAGTACTCAAGTCTAAATCTAATTTCCGCTTGCTTATTTCATACGAGATCTTTTTAAGATTCACAAGAAAATCATAATTTGCTGGCTTTTCGTATACATTAAAAATATATTGGGTTATTTTATTTTTGATCGCACAATAATCTAACAAAAATTGTTCCGGTACCATATCGTAAAAACAATGTTCATCTAAGTTTAACTTCGCTTCGCGCACTGAACGGTAAAATGCTTTAAGCTTTTTACGCACCGCCTGCCACTCATCCAACATAAGATCCGGGCAAACCTCATCAATTGTCCGACCCCCACAATAAAATTGAGCATATTGAACTGGCTTATCGCCGAGAAAATCTCCATACGACCACGTTCTTAGTTCTTCTTTGGACTTCGGCAAAGGTTTGTTAGTTAGCCGATTGCTATGATACACAAGAGGGCAGTTTCTTTTTTCGTCTAATATTTGAAAAAGCATTAATTTAAATCCGCGGAGTATTAGCCTTTACCTGTTCATTAATATACCGCAAAGCTGTGCGAAAGTCAAATCCTTTTTGAAATTTTATTGCTTTTTTTAGAATTTTAAAATGAGTATTTTTTGACCAATCGATGCGAGCCTCTTTTACTCGCAGGTTAAAATACGCGATCAGCCAAAATATTGCCCCATAGTTCGTAGCGTAACCTTCCCCAGTTATAATCTCTCGCTGGTCAACAGAGTACAGAGACTCTATCTCAGGTATCGGCAACTCGCCGATTCTGTTTTTCTGGTACGCGCACACGGTCCCTTTGACGCTTGTAACTGCTGGATATGCCAATCGATAGGTATCATAAAACTCTCTTGTATAAAGCTTAATACTGGGAACGTCTAACATAAAGGTTGGAAGATAATATTCATCATACAGATTATCCGGGTTGACACCATAAGCGCTCATGTATTTGCGCATGGGTTCCGAACCTAGACTGGCGACAAGCTGCCATGGCTGGCGCGCGTTTATGTTAAATCCAAATTTCCGCGCGGTGTTGACGTAAAAAGAAAAATTATTGTCGTTGAACCAGTCCCAGACCAGATCTAAATCGGTCTCGGTTTGGGTTTGGGTATTAATAAAAAGGCCACTAATTGCCGGGCTAACGTCACGAGATAAAAGATAACCTGTATATGAAAATGGTGTAGCTCCCGCAGTAAAATCTAAATATTTAAAAAAAAGATCCAAGAAATCCTTAAACGTGTGAAGCTTTTGTTCTCTATTCCCATCTTTTAAATACCCACCAACAAAAATATTATATATTTGAGCAATATAGCCATCATACTCTTGGTCAGTGGACTCCCACGCTGACTTCGGGTTGATTATTCCAATGCGCGTATCGGTGGACAAAGCCCCGGCCGAGGCAGCCTCGGCGTTGTAATAATTCCGAAAATCATTAAATGCGTCTGCAACAAAGTCGACCGCAAAAAGTGTATCCGAGCCAGGCGATTGTAGTTGACTCAAATTAACCTCTGAAAGTATTACAGCGTTGCCCACTGGGTCAGTGCGCCCAAAATAAAAGAGGTCATCTTGAGTAAAGTCGACGACGTTTGAAAATGATGTCTGTGGGCCGTGGTTCTGGGCGCGCAAAGAATCTAAAAATATACTTTCAGTGTTCCCGGGCAGGCTTAAGAAATCAAACATAATTATTTACCCTCCGCTTTGGACTAATAGTCGTTTTTAACATGGCGTTTCGGTCCTCCAGTACTGGCGGTTTACAGTTGTGGATCCAATTTTAACCTTCTTTTTCACGAACCAGCCCTTGCCCCATTCCTTTTTACAATCTGCCTTGGTCGCTTTATCTCCTATGTAGAAATTAATTGGCCAATCAGTAAAGCAACCCGCGGCCGATTTAGCCGAATTATGTTTATCGGGATACGAAGGGTGTGGGGGCTCGAACGGCGGGGCCTCGTCGGACTTTGGCTCCTCTTTAGGAGGATCCTTTGGTGGCGCCACCTTGGCCGCGGCCTTGACGCCCGCTTTGTGAGCGGCTTGTTCTAGCGATTTTGGATCGGGGGAGGTCGCGGCGAGGTCTTTTTTATGTTGTTTTTGAGCTTCTTCATATGCCGCTTTCTTTTTTTCTTCCTCTTTTTGTTGAGCTTCTTTCAACTTCTGTAGTTTAGCATAATCCTTCTGCGCAGCAAGGTGCCCAGCGGCGGAACCGGCGGATAGGGGGTCGGCGGCCGCTTTGGCTTCGCTCATGCACTGCTCTGTGACTTCTTCACAGTAGCCCTTTGCCGCGGCCTTCTTAGCTTTAGCGTCCTTTGTGATCTTATCATCATGCTCTTTTTTCGCTTTCTCCATTTTTGTTTGGTAGACCTGATGTTCGCTTTTTGGACCACCGGCAGTTGCTGGGTCGATGACGGTAGTAGCCGGTGGTTTGCCTGCTTTAGATCTTCCGAGTGGGTCTTTGCCGTGCGTTACCCAGATTGCATCTAAAGTCGTGTCAAACTTGCCACTTTCTAATACTCCCTCAACTTTATGAACTTGATAATAACCAGACATATTTAGTTCTTTGGCAGTTTGCTTTCCAAATCCAATAAGATCTGGATTTATGTGCACTAGTTGGCCGGGCACGAAAAAAGGAGCGCCGATCACGTCGACTGCGCAGCGATAATGATTGGCCAATTCGCCGTCAGAAGCTTCACCTTCACGCTCAATAACTGCCTCTCTCAGGCCGCTTTGGTTAGATCTCTTAAAATTAAACTTTTTAACTGGGCCGTGGTCTCTTCCTAGCCCCAAGTGTAACACCCCCAATTTCGCGTCGTCTTTCGCATCAGAATACAAAAATCCGGGGTTGTTAGACTCAGCATAAACAAACAACACCTGCATTAGATCTTCCGAAGGTTTCCAGTTAGACGCAGGAGGATTGCCGCGCAGGTCGGACGCCTTTGTTCGCTTGCCACGTGCTATCACCGCCTTTTTGGCTTTCGTTGGAAAGGTGAGAGACGACATTTTCACATTCATTGTCTTTGCCGCGGCATCAGTAGCTACGCAATCGCGGCCCATCGCCGCTAAAACAAGTTGCGACGTCGCATCTGCGAGAAACTGGCGCAGTGGCCACTTTGGCTTGATAGGCGCCACAGCGGTGTCAATCCACCATCGCATAAACAAATTTAAAGAAATTGGAACGTCTGCTATGTTGTGACTGAACGGGGATTTCGCTTCAGCGCGTGGGTCTTGCCACTGAACAGGTCCGAGGGCGACTGTCATCCCTCCGCCACTTTGATTTTCAGCCCAATATTGAGCTTCGTGGTTTGTCAATGTCTTAAGTGCGGTCTCTATAAGGTCTCCAAAAAGAAAGAAGTGCACGCGGAGATCCTTTTCATTATTCGATCCCTTCTTGGCAGAGAAGCCAGTTACCGCGTTGGTTGTGACTTTTTTTCTTTCTTTTGTTTTGCGCGCCGTGCCTACATCGCCAACCTTATTCACGGCGTTTTGTGTAATGCCCTGTAATTCTTCTGCCCCTGAGCCCATTCGGGCGCGCCCTATTTTCAAAGCCTTTTGGCGCTTTATTCCAGCGTCGCCCTTGTTGGCGCGCCCCATGGCCTTGCTCTTGTCCCCGCTAGCCCATTCCTGCTGGGTTACTCCAATCTGTTCTTGACTAACGTCCACATAAAAAAGGCGGCCGCCGCCTTCGGCTAGTAGCTCAAAAAACTCTTCTATAAACATCTTATAGCGGAGAGTCATAACTTGTGCAGATGCGTCCTTAAAAGTCTCGACGTTGTTGCGTGCATTGCTAGCGTCGGCAAATGCGGCCTTCGCCTTTGCGTCGGCATCGATGTTCTTTTGAGAGGTCCAGCCGAACCACGGGTGGGATGTCGCCTTCTCCTGGTTTAAGCGGGCGTTTGCCCGGTGCATCTTGTTCCGGGCCGAATCAAGCTCTTGATCAAGTGCTTTGAAAGCTTTTTGGCTTTCCTCTCTCATATGGTTGGTCATGGTCTTCTCATCAATCCAGAAAATATCCATGGTTGGGCTCATAAAGGCGCCCTCAATTGAGCCGACCCATGTAGTTTCAAGTTCAATTGAGCCGTCCTGTTTAAAATTGATGTTGTGTTGGTTTATGTCCAAAAAAAGCGTATAACCTAGCGAGTTGACCAAGTCGAGCATTTCCGATGGCTTTGAACTGTGCGACATAGCGCCAGCGTTTGTTTTCCAGCCAAGGTGCACCTTGACTCTATAATAATTCGAATTTCTTGTGAACCCGGGCAGGTGTTTTTTCATGTTCTTTCGAAAATCTAGCTCGTGTTGAACGGTCCAACTCTTGGGAACGGCCGGGGCGCCGTGCGTGCTGGTCGCCTTGGCATCGAAGAGATTCTGATAAGGCTCCGTCCTGCTGACAACTTTTTGCTCCAATGCAGTGTTGATTTGTTTTATCGTTGGTGGGGAGCTAGCATCTTTTATTTCTTCACCGCTGCATGACTTTCCATATCTGATTAGATCTAGCCACTGGACGTTCTCGCACTTCTTGCGGCCGCCCTTGTGGGAGAAAGTAAACGCCTTGCCAACAAGAGCTTCTATGTTTTGAAAGTGGATTGTCATTTTCGCTTTAAGCACTTTCAAATTTGCAGGATTCGATGAATCGTGCTCATAGCTAAAGCTCTTAAGACCAACGGCCTTGGGTCGACCTACACCAGATTTACCTATTGCTTCTATGGTTTGGAGGTCAACGTTGTCGGGAAACACAAATTCAATCTCGTCGACCTTGTTGCCGCGGCTGTCATACAGCGCTTTAAAAAGTCTAAAATTCGGCACCATTGAGCTTATTTCAAGTGGTGTCATTTTCAAATAATCTTCTACTTTGCCGCGCCTAGTCAAAGAATTCAGAATAGACCCGGGCTCCCCTGTAACTCGTGCCAGTTCCTTATAAACGTTTGAATTCATAGCGGATTTAACGGCTGGCGTGTTTTTTATCACTGACATGTGATCTGTTAAAAAGCACTGCTCTTCAAACTGTTGTGCCTTGGCAGCCTGCAACTCCGCGTTAGCTGGTTCTTTTGGCGGCGGTGGTTTAATATCGGCCATTAGTTCGAACTGCCCCCTATAGACCTAAATAAAACAGCACCCGATCCAACGGCGCCGGTATGTGTATTATATCACCATTTTTAACATGGGATTCTGTTGGTGTCTTGTTAAACCAAGCAATAACCCACCACATGTTTGACTGCCCATAATGTTTATAGGCTAATTTATAAAACTTGTCGCCAAGCCTCCAAGTGTGCTCGATAAGCGATAAATTACCAACTTGCTCTGCTGTCATCGTAGGAAAGTTGGGGGTAGTATAATGTGATATGTGCTTAAGCCCTCGCTTTTTAAACGTTTTCTTGTAAAGTTCTTCATCATTGAACCGTACGGCTCTTTCATCGTATCTAGAGAACGGCATTATTTACTCTCCTTTTTGTATTTCATTCTGAAACCTGATTCTGTTTGGCCTCATCAATTATATTCGGGTGATCGATATCTGACTGACCAGATACCGGGGTTTCCGTTTGTACTACCGATTGTCCATAGACCATCTGCCCAACTGCATGTAAGTCGCCTTTGCCGACGCCTTCAGCTTTTGTATTGGACGAATAAGGAAAGCCGGAGGCGCCGTCGCGCCACGATCCCTGTGACCATCCCAAATTGTGTGTGTGGAAAACGTGAAAAGTCAAATCAAGCTGCACTGTTTTTGGCAATAGGTGATTTGGGCCCATGTCAAAAAAGCCCTCTGTATCAAACACCGGAGCGTATTTAACTCCATCCACCCGGCCGTATAGGCCGCCGCCGGTGCTCGTATCTTGAATAAGATTTGAAAATTTAATCTGCAAAATAGGAGGCGCCTCCAACACCGCGTCTTCGCCGTCGTAGGCGGGATACATATAAGTCATCAACCTGCTACAATTCGCTAAGTTCTGCTCTGCCTCTTTCACACTTTGAGAAACAACCTTCCAGCCAACTGTTATCACTCTTTGGACTGATTTAAACGTTTCTATGGGATCCATTCTCCCGTATACCGACGTCGATTCCCAGTCTGTTTTGTAGTCATCAGAAAAACTTGTTAAAAACGCGTGAAACGCAACTTCATTTCCAGAAGGCACGTGCTTTATGTTGATCGTAAGACCCTTAGCTTGAGCGTACGCCGAAACAGAGTCTACGTACGTCAGTGCTTCATCGGTGCCCGCGGACTCCTTTGCTTCTGAAACTATGCCATCTACAACATCTGCCATTATACTTTAATCTCCCATTAGGTTAATTTCGCTAAATTATATTTATTGCTTAATACCGCATTCACGGCTCGGCCTAATTCACGCTCATTAAGTTCAATTACAATAGTTTGGCCGCCGCCTGCAGCACTGGTACTGCCAGCACCGGCGCCAGAGGTGGCGCCTTCGCCACCTTTAATCTCTTTGATCAGGTTAACCGCCATTTGCATTGGCTCAACTCGCGCCTCTGCGCTTGATCGTGTTAAATCGGACATTGCCCTTATTGTGTGTGTTGTTGCAGCTAGCACTTTGGCGTTCAAACCCTTTGTCGATGCCATTGCGTCGACAGTCTTTCTGATTGCCTCAAACTTCGAATCATTAAACTCGATATCGTCTGCTGCTTCGGCCATTTCTTTGATCGCATCGACCATCATATAGACAGCGCCGACCGTAGCGTAAGTTATGTTCCCTATCCCTAGAAAAATATTGCCCATGGCCTGCAGGTCTTCTGTTGATATTATCTTCAGAGCTAATCCTAGCAAAAAGACACCGCCAGCCATGGCCACTAGGGCCAAAGCTGCAAAGAAGCCCGCTAGCGCTAAACCAATTGCAGCGAGGGCCATAATAGAAAGGGCCCCGGCTACTTTCAGCACCACTTCGTGATTTTCAATCAATAGAGCAATAAGCCCAACAATAGAATCGATTATCGCAGCGATTGCATAGCCAATTGCTGCAAACGCGAGGCCAACAAGAGCGGCGCCTAGCGCAATTAAAAACAGCGGGCCTGCAACCAAGCCTATCGGGGTGGCGGCGACGCCAGCGGCAATGCCAAATGCTGTAATTGCTGGCGCTCCGGCCCAAAATGCCACCCCTAGTAGAACCATAACAGCAATAAGCGTGATGCCATTAGCCCCTAGGCCCTGCATCGAGCTAGCCAAAACGGCAAGACTTAAAACAATTATTGCAACGGCAACGCCGCCTGCTAGAATAGCGGCGGCCACAGCCAATATTGGGGCGACGGCGGCGCCTGATGCCGCGCCAAGAAACGCTGTAGCTTTAGCCAGGAAGCCCTTACCGGCCGCGGCTGGGACGTCGACGGCAGGACTAGTGCCGGTGACAAGATTCAAAACTGTTGTTTTTGCTGCTGCCATAGCTGCCCAGAATTGTAATAGCTTCATGGCGCCCCATATACCTATTAATGTATACATAACTGGCTTGCTTGTTAAACCCAGATTGGAGATTGTCTGAACAAAGCCGCGGAAGGTATCAACCAGTGGCATAAGCGCGGCGGATAAATCGTTCAGGATTCTCATCCACTGTCTGCCCATATCACTATTAGCTTTCTGTTCTGCTGCCAATTTTTCGGCTTCTTTTGCGGCTTCTGCTTGTTTTGCGGACCACGCGTCGATGCCTGCTGCCCCGGCGCCAAAGACTTTGCTAGCCTCTTCTACGGACATGCCCGCGGCTTCTGCAATTGCCTTCTTGCCATAGTAGCCCATAGTCGCCCACGATTGGCCCCCTTGTTCAACGGCGCGCGCAAGCATTCTCACGCGTTCGGTCGGGTCTGTTGTTTCAAGCATTTCCAAGGAGTTTAGGTAAGGCCCACCGAGCATTGCGTTTAATTGACCAACTTTGTCGGCGGCGCCTTCGAACGTATCGAAACCTTCTGTTATTTTTAACAAAGTGCTGACTTCCATGCCTAAACCACGAGCAGTCGCTGCAGTTTTCATGAAAATATCTTTTGCTTTCTTGCCAAATTTTGTCAGGGCGCCTGCGTTCGCATTCCAATCGGCTATCATCTTTTTTGTTGATACGCCAATGGCCTTGCCTAGGCCGTAAAACATTACCTCCGCATCTTGAGCTTGTTCGATTGTATAGCCAAACGAGGTTTGCATGTTCTGAAGAAGTTCTGCTGTTGCATCAGTTGACACTCCGACGCGCTCCATTCCGCTGGTGAAATTAGCTAGCTCATCGCCCGCTTTTGCAGACATGTTCGCAAACCCTGAAAGGCCCTCGTAGAGGCTCTGATTTGCTTTAACCGTATCTTCTAGTGAGTTATTAAGATGCTTTGTATTTTTCCATTGGCTTAATATTCGATCATCCCACTCCTTGCCCGCTCCGGTGGCCGTCCGAAAACCAACTTGCGATTTGTCCAAAGAACTCACCATCTTAAGCATCATGGCGCCTAGAGCAAACGCTTTCTCCTTCATTTTGTCGGCAGCAGAAGCGAACATGTTGACTCTGTTTTCTGCGCTAAAGAATTCTTTCGCCGCGGCGGCTATGGTTTTGGCCCAACTACCGCCTAGCCCTTTAAGTTTGCCCATTTTTGTAAGGATGTCATTGGACGCGTCTCTTATGCCAAGCATCGAATTAAGAGTGCCAGCTATTTGCTTAGCAAGATCTTTTGTTAGCGCTTCAATTTTTTGTAGATTTTTCATTCGTTTGATTTGCGCGCTGGTGATCTCTTTTTCGGTTGCTAGCTCCTCTTCTGACATCATCGATATCTGTAAGTGGCTTTCTTGTATTTTTTGTATTTCCTCTAAGCGCTCTTGCGCTGCAGCGGCTGTCTTAAGGCCGCTTTCGACCTGTGCTTCGAGAATGTCTGCCTCACGCTCAAGAGCGTCAACTAGTTCCATTCGGTCTTCTTTGGCCATGGTCATCAACTGAAGGCGCTGTTCATACTGCGCGATTAGATCTTTCTGGGCTTCTAGAATTGCGGCCGAGTGATCATATTCCTCGCCAATAAGGGCATTATATTCCTTGGCTCTTGCTATGCGCGTTTCAACGAGTCTGTTGTGCTCTTCCTCAAGCGCATTGATCTCTTGCTTCATGTCAACCTTGTCGGCCATTTATATATTATGCTCCCCTATTTGAAAGGCCACTTCAAGCCAGTTCTAAGCTCGAACCCGGCGATGGCGCTGTCTAGTGCGTATTTGCTTCTATAAGTCTTGGAATCATCTAGGCCAAAAGTCCTATAGGCTTCCATATATCTTTTTTCCGCGGCGAGGGCTTTCGAGAATGCGTCGACTTGCTGAGTCGTGCCCTTAACTTTTAGCGGAAACGTAGCAGGGCCGCCAAAAGTCGTCTTCATGACAGCCTTTACCAAGTTGCCGAACATGTTTAAATAACTCTCTTCTAGCTTTTTGTCCTTTGCTGCGTTCAAATCAATGACGGTGGTAGTCATTTTTTCTTCAGTGACATTTTGCATACAAATATCTCCTATTAGTACAATAGTAATTAGTTATGTGGGGGAAAATAGAGAAAAGTGTTTTATTAACTATCGAGAGCGGCGGCGCGCTTTGTCCATTTCGTCCTTCTCTTCCTCAAACTGTCGGGTTAAACGGTTCAAAAACCACAGTCTAAGCATGGTCGGCAAATTATAAGCTTCTGAAAAACTCCAGCCGCCATGATATTTTAGAATGAAGAACTGCTCGTATACGCTCTCAATGTAGTTATCGTCTAGGCCAAAAAAAGTCCGTCGTAAACGGAACCTCCATTTCTTGCTCATAGCCGCAAGATGTACACGAAAAGTCTTGAGTTAGATCAACGTTAGGAGTGACATGGGACATGGCATCGCGTATATAACGCGAATCCATCGCTGGCATGTTACTGATAAAGTTGTTAATAACTTGTCGATCTTCTGTACCGTCGACTGAAAGAATTATCAGGCGCAGTTGGTCTGTTAGAAGAGCCTCTTCCGCCTTTTTCCTCTTTCGTTGCTCTGATAGGGCAAGAAGTTTGCGTTCATCGGACCCTGCCATCAAGCGCGTTTCTACGCGTACGCCAGACTTTGGCAAAGGAATAGCAAATTTGCCATTGCCTACCTCTTCAACCTTAAAGGGTCCATGATCTGTGCCGTCTTTGACGACAGCCTCGTTCAAGTCAAATGAGAAATCACTGTGTGTCGCGCAAACTGGACATGTAACTTTTGTTTCGTAGTTGGCGCCATAACCTGTAATTCGTGCAGCAACCAATACCGCGTTTTTGTCACCAATAAGCAGCATTTCTGGCGTGACCTTTTTATTAATAATCACATTAGCAAGAAAGCGGTCAATGGCTAGCCCTTTCTTAATCAGAGTTCGCGAAGATAAAATATCTTCATCTTTTGCAGTCATATAGCGAATTTCTAAGGTATCCACATTGTGCAGCGGGTGTCCTTCGGGGTAGTATCTGCCACCAGACGGCAAATCAACAAATTCTGTTGGGGTTGCAAAATGAAATGGAGTCTCTTCATCTTTTCTAATTGTTGGAATAGGGGGCGGGTCGGCTGCCTGTGCGGCGCCGATACGGTCGGTGTTGTTTCTAGTTGTCATGGTACCTCATTGAAAGTAGTAAGCTTGTGTTGTGTTTATTATACAACATAAGTGGGGTGTTTTTAAGCGCTTGTTAACACTATGCTCGTGCTAGGTCGTTGGTGCCTCATTAGTGGCAATTACTGCCCAGTCGTAACGAAGTTCAAGCTCGATCTCTATCATGTCTTCCGAATCGTATGATAGTTCGCCATACTTGACAGATTTAATAAACGGGTTATGCAATGTCCATGTTTCGATCACCGCTGCGTCGGTTAGGTTATCGCTAGTTGGGCCTAATTGTTTAATATATATCTGGGCGCCCAGGGCATTGACCGCGCCAGCCTTAGAGACCGTGGTTCCGCTGCCTTCGCTGTACTGCATACCTGTCTTGGTTGCCTTTTCTCCCGTGATTGCGCCGGGGAGTGGATATCCGGATTTCTGCAGAACGTTATACAAGATTCTACTAGCGTCGTTGCTGCCGCCCGGGTCGACGATTGTAACTGAGATATTTTCCCATTTAACGCGTCCCGGGTATTTAAAAGTGTGATTTAAAAATGTGTGGTCCGCATCTTCCATAGACCATTGAGGCTTTGAGGCCTTTTTCACAAGATATTCGTGGACCGTGCCTTGGGCCAATCCGCTCAACAAAAACCGATACTGGCGCTTCGGCTCCATAATACTCTGTGCCCAATATGGCATAATTTCTTCCTCCTAATTATAATTAGTTTAATAAATCAATTTTTCTTCTTTAATCTTCAAAAGCTGCGCCAGTATTCGTAATTACGAAATCAAGCGCAATAAACTCAATGGCTCGCGCGGGTTTCAAATAAATTTTAGCATACAAAATATTTCTATCCACTAAATCCGGTGTTGTTGTAGTTTCGTCCAAAATAATTTTAAAATCAGACAATCCCAATCTCGTCTGAACTGAGCTTAAAAATGGTCCGGCCTGTTGGGTAAATCGGTCCCATGTTGCAGAAACGTTTTGATCAAACAATATTGTTGCTGCCATTCTAGATATCTCTTTCTTAATATAAATCATCAATCTGCGTACGTTAATTCGATCAAGAGCTGATGGCGTAGCTTGTAGCGTTTTCTGGCCAAAAATAACAATACCCTCTGCCGGGAAAGAAGCAATCGGATTAATATTTGCTTGATAAAGTGTGTCTCTCTCTTTAGAAGTTAGCTGCTGGCGTACGCCAATAACTGGGATGCCTGCTGCTCCGCCAGTTAAACCGCCGCGAGTAAAGCCCGCGGGAGCAAACCAAAGTTCCGAAGATCTTTCTGAACTGGCCATTGCGCCGAGAGCCACAACTGAAGGCGGTACCCACAATTGGGTACCTTGGATGGTATCTCGAATCTGTACCCATGGATAGAATGCGCAGCCATAGCTGGAATTAAGGCCGCGGTCGCGCATTGAAGTTACCGCCTGAGATACAGTCTTCACGCGAGTGGCCTCATCGTTGGTCGATTCTGTAGAAGGCGTATAATCATTTTCGATATCAATAATTGCTAGTGCGTCGCCGCGCGACTCGCACGTGTTAATCAAATGACTGGTCAGCCCTGTGTTAACACAACCCGGAATCGCGGCCAAGTTAAACTCAATCGCCTCCGGATCAGAAAGACTATCAATGGAGCGCTTAATTGAATTATATTCATAGCTAGTGCGCTCGCCTGAGCCGATAGCGTGGTTGCCAAAAGGCTCTTTTTCAGTAATGTCTACACCATCAAAACCGCCAGCGAAAACAGTGGTAAATTTATCATAACCATGTTCCAAGACTGCTTTATATGAAGAGCTAGTAGCCGTAATCGATTCTTCCAAGGTGCGCGAACCGGAGACATATACCACTTGCTGCAGCGAACCTCCAGACGCAACCAAATTATCTAATGTGAAAATCCACATATGCTCTGTCGAGACGTCCGCCGTGTGGCTATCCAAGTTGCCCGGGAGAGCGCGGCACATTTCTGCTACACTTTCTTCAAATCGAGTTGAAGTAGCAGTTCTATGTACAGAGGCGCCCCAGTAGGCGTCTTTCGGGCTAGACAAGTTAGTGTCAGCGCTACCAGAGCGAAGTTCTATCGCCGGGAACGGGAAGGCACCAGTGAATGCGGTGAGACCGCCGAGTCCTGCGGAGACGATGTGGGAACCAGAGGGTCCAAAATCAATGCCGCCCACCGGGTTGTTATCGGCAGTTGGGGTCCAAGGGAGATCTCCTTCCTCGACAAAACTGTTTGCTTCGGCGGTGGCTGCACCCGACTGGTGGGTTCCTAGGGCGAAAAAGTCGCACGGGTGCCCAGCTGCGCCAGACAGAAGAGAGAAGCCCTTAAATCGCAATGGGCCGTAAACGCCAAACGGAAGTGCCGCTGCGGCTTCAGTGCCAGCTGCGACCTCGGGTGCCATATCAACCCTTATAAACTTTGACATGTTGGGGTAGTTGCCATATAGTCTATAACGTTTTTCAGTCTCATCCCAGGCTGTATATCGATCACCAATTTTACGCCCAATATAATTTTGCGAATTGGGGTTCAAGCTACACTGAGAAAATCGTTCCACAACTTGCACCGCTGCGTCTTTATCGCCGATCTTTCTAAGGACCACCGTGAAAGTGCCATATGGATCATAATCATTTTGGGGGGCTTTAATATCTTGAATGGAAACTTTGAGATTTCGTTGTTCCCACTCGCCTGTATTCATACAGACTAGTTTAAATAGTTTTTTCGGAGAGTTATATACATTAAAATTGCCGGGTTGGCCAAGATCTTGCGAAATAAACCAGCCGGTTTTTGGCGCTTGCAGGCCCATGCCAAAATCGGCGCCATTAGCTGAGCCGCTTTCCAAGGCCAACAAGAAAGCAAATCGGTCGGTCGAAGTTACTGCATCTGTGACTGCTCTTTCATATGTTTGACCAACCCAGTACGTTTTTGACGCGTCGCTGTCAGTAATATTGCTATTGGTTAATGTCGGGTTTGTGTTTGCTACTTTGCGGATGTACCTATCCGAGGACCGGTCAAGATTGAACATAAACTTATCCGCAGTGTTGCCGCTGCCATCAGTGGCCTCAAATGTAAAATCGCCGTTTTCATTGCCAGCAATGAGCGCCGCGGCAGAAGAGGTTGTGGCAGATGTATTGCGGAGGTTGCCTTCCAGTCTCACGCTGCCAGTGGATACGTAAACAATTGCCGCCAACGCGCCAGTAAGCGCTGTCGCTGCCGACGCAGAATTGCACATGAAAATCCCAAAGGCGCCATGGTTTGAAAGCGGGTCGACAGTTGGGGTACCCAAATTCCACCCTGCTTGACCTGCGGTTGTTGCTTCGCTGTGTTCTGCGCCGAGAAGGCGCACAAAATTAATTGGTGAATTATTTCGCAGCCATGCTTGAGCAGCATATGCGGCATATGTTGGGGCGGTATAATTTCCGTCTCTCCAGACATCGCCGCCTTGGCCGCCAGGAATTGGGTTTCCAAAAGTGTTAATAAAATCTGAAAAAGAATCAACTCGCACTGGCCGAAGGGCGGGGCCTCTTTCTGACCTGCCAATAACTACCGGGCCGATTCCGGATGGGGTAGCTGTTAATTGTGAATTATCAATCTCATTAACGAAAACTCCCGGGGATACAAACTTAAACTTTTTAACTGACATTCTTTTTCTCCTTCAAGCGATTATTTCAGGAATGGTGTGCATTCATTTTCTCTAATAAATAGTAACTTACCAATCCAAAAACCAATTATTCTCGATAAAATCCATCTTTTCCAGTGTGTTCTGGAATATCGCCCAAAACCACACGTTCTCTGGGCATTTTAACTTCAACCGCATTTTCTCTGATCACTATTTTTGGCGTTTCCTGGTTTTTATCTTCTCCAATTAAATACCCCAAAACCTTAACTGAGATTTTTGTTTTGTAGGTGCGCTCTTCCGTGCTCATTGAATTTACATTATCTTCTTGCGCAAAATCAGACTGAATAAAAGCTTCGAAGCGATGTCCGTCCTGACTCACTGTGACGAAGTTTATTCCGCCAGTTTTCGTGATAAACGGTGTTACAATTTCATTCATCTGCTGTTGGTATTGTGCCATAACACTAATGTTGTATGTGACGTCAATATAAACAGGCATTGGCCAGTGCATAGTCTGGTATACCACTTTCTCAGTTGGTATCAGGCGCCCGAGCGAATCCCGGTGCGGGAAGTTAGCTTGGCTGCGCTTGTCAAGTTGGTGCGCATTTGCGAAATTTGTTGTTTTTTCTTGATTTATTTTTCTACCAATGACAATTGAGCCCTTCCTGTAATCGCTATTGGGTGGAACGTGTCCCCAGAAAGCGCCCTTTCGGGCCGGGTCTTTTGCAACTGTTTCCCGCTCAAGAGAAATCATGGGCAAGACTAGTGTGCCACTATCATCTCGCAAATCTTTATCTGCTTTTGCCTTATGTGCGCGCTCGGATATGACCCAAGAGACTGGCACTTTGCGCCATCCATCATTTGTTGTGCAAAAAACGTTTAATCTTTCATCCAGCCATGTAAAAGTTGCGCGGTCTATGGTCTCAATTGTCGACGGCATTATTTCTATTGTTTTATTCGCCATTAAAAGTACCTTTGCGTGCCTTAATACACTTTGCTTCTATTTCTATTTTATGATCCGCTTGTCCAAATAGGCGCTTGGGCTCGTTCAGGGTCACAATTTCATAATAATCCTGACCATATTGTACAAAGTCGCCTTCGCGTACAAACAAGTCCTGATCCTCTGTTAACCGGCGCTTGTGAAAGTGAATAACAATTGAGGGGCGTTTGTCGATACCAAAATTTGTGGTTGTCGTCTCAAAACCCTCCCACACAACAAGAGCATAAACCCTTATTGGCGGTAAATATGTTTTTTCAATTGCCTCGCCATAAAGCGAATGAAAATTTGTGTGTTCTATGCTAATCGGGAAATACAATATCTGCTGGCCGATGACAGTCTCAATCAGTTCATCATTAACTTGCTTAACAAGGTCGCGCTCTTTCTCCCCCAAGAACATTGGAGGTGGGGGAGCTGCAGGTTGTGACCAATTATTATCATCTTTTGCCATTTTTTACCCAACAATTACTGGAAGTGGGATTCTTTCCTGTATTTTATTAGTTGATTCAATTAGAGCGACGTCCCCTTCCATAAGTTTTTGATACGTAAGCTCGTCAAGCACTGTCTTAAGTTCTTCTCGCAGTTTTTCTTGTTCCTCTTTTGCCTGCGAAAGCAAATCGGAAGCGTTCAAGGTCACTGAGTCACCCGGGATTGGTATTGTCGCAAATTTTCCGCGGGTTTGGCCGAGCATCTCCTTGCACACAGCCAAGGCAAAGCGGCGGATCCACTGCTTACCAATTGAATTAATATTAACAAATGGAATGTTTTCAAATGGTAGAGTGCTCATGTTGTTAATGCCATCAATACCAGAGTTTTTATTTTCCTCTTCCTCTACCCAAGCATCGCTTTGTACAAAAAACTCAACCCAAAACGTACTAGGGCTGCCAATTACAGGTCGAGGATAAAGTCTTAGGCGGTTGTTTTTAAGCTCGTATGAATAGTGAGAGTTTCTTGTATAAATCGCGTCTTCAAAAGCCATGGCTTGAAGTTTGTTTTGCCATGGCGGAATTACCTCAAAGGTGGAATCATCGGCAAACTGTCCATAGCTAGCTAAGTCGCCAACTGTATTGAGACCACCATAATAACCATAAAATCTCCACATGGCCTGTGGGGTCTTATAAAAGAC